CGCGACCAAAACTCCCCAATCGGTTCAAACAAGCGACAATTGGTGCAAAACGGACACACTTCAGTCCGAATTGATGCAGACTCACCCTTTATCAGTCCAGACCGGTCGGGGGCTAATTGAAAAAGGCACGCAAGGGCGCTACAAAGCCACGATTGCAGAACGCACCGCTCCAAGGCGCATCTAGGATTGATGAGATCAAGAAATTCCTAGAAGATTGCAAGCTAGAGCTACTGCCGTGGCAAGAATACGTCTTAACGGATATGCTTAAGGTTGACAAGGATCAAAAGTGGCGCAGAAAGACCAATCTGCTACTGGTGGCACGTCAAAACGGCAAAACACACCTAGCACGCATCCGCATCCTTGCCGGGTTGTTTATTTTTGGTGAAATGAATATAGTTGCAATGTCATCTAATCGCGGCATGGCTCTTGATACCTTTCGCAAAGTCGTTGACGTAATTGAGGACAACCCGCACCTAATGGCGCAGGTAAAACAGATCCGCGTGGCTAATGGTCAGGAATCGGTAGAGCTGCTTTCGGGCGCTCGGTACGAGATAGTCGCGGCTACAAGAGATGGAAGCCGTGGTAAGACCGCGGATCTGCTTTACATAGACGAGTTACGCGAAATTGATGAAGATTCGTGGACTGCGGCTAAGCCAATCACCCGTGCACGCCCTAACAGTCAAATCTTTATGACCAGCAACGCCGGTGATGCCTTTAGCACAGTCTTAAATGACCTTAGAAGCCGCTGTTTGAGCTACCCGCCGCCTACTATGGGCTTTTGGGAGTATTCTGCCGATGATTGGGCAAAGATAACCGACAAAGACGCGTGGTATCAAGCCAACCCCGCTTTAGGCTATCTGATAGACGAAGAAACTATTGCTGAAGCCATTGCCACATCTAGCGTGGAAGCAAGCCGTACCGAAACGCTTTGTCAATGGGTAAGCGCACTCAAATCGCCATGGCCGTACAGAGCCTTTGAAGATCTGACAGTTCAAGACTTACAAATCCTACCGGGACTTCCCACAATTTTCGGAATGGATATATCCGTCAATAAAAAAATGGCTTCACTTGTGGCAGGGCAGATGCGAGAGGATGGCAAGATCGCCGTGGGCGTGATTGCGCAGTTTGAGAGCCAAGTAGCTATTGATGAGTTAAAGATGGCTGTGGAAGTCAATGACTGGGCAAAACAATACAAGCCACGAATGATTTGTTTTGATAAATACAGCACGATGAGCGTGGCAGAACGATTGCAACAATCGGGACACAAAATCCAAGATATGTCTGGGACTGTGTTTTACCAAGCCTGTTCTGACCTATATGATGCAATTGTGAACGCGCGAATCGTTCACATCGGACAGGCTAGCTTGGTGGACTCCATGAATAACTGTGCGGCTAAGGAAAGTGATGCGGGTTGGCGAATCGTTAGACGAAAGTCAGCCGGGGACGTGTCAGCGGCAATTAGCCTTGCAATGGTTGTCCACCAGCTGCTTAAGCCACAAAGCAAACCGCAGATAATTGTCTAAAATGCGTGAAATGTCCGAATTGTGTGGTATCCTTAAACGATGGGTCTTTTTGATCGTTTCCGCCCTGCGAAAATAGAGGCGCAAGCTGCTCCGCAGCTAATGACTGATTCTTTTAATTATTATCTACCCGGCTTAATGACTGCGGTAGGTCGCGATGAAGCAATGTCCGTTCCTTCCGTTGCACGTTGCAGAAATCTTATTGCTGGCACGATTGCAAGTTTTCCTTTAGAGCTTTACAAAAAATCTACTGGTGAAAAACTAGGCAAACCATTATGGCTTGAACAACCTTCTATTCACCAACCATTAAGCACAACTCTTGCATGGACAGTTGACTCATTACTATTTTATGGCGTTGCTTATTGGCGTGTAACAGAAACTTATTTTGATGATGGTCGCCCTGCACGATTTGAATGGGTAGCACCGGGTCGCGTTTCATATCGCACCGATGCGAACACGAATTATATTATTCAATACACAATAGATGGCACAGATGTACCGATGTCAGGTCTTGGATCACTTGTTACATTTAGCGCACTCGATGAAGGTGTTTTGCAACGCGGCGCACGCACACTTCGCAGCGCAATTGATTTGGAAACTGCAATGCGTGTTGCATCTGCAACTCCAATGCCTTCAGGTGTCATTAAAAATACAGGTGCAGATTTATCACCTGAAGAGGTGCAATCAATTCTTGCATCGTGGAAGTCAGCACGCGAGCGCAGATCTACTGCATATCTAACAAGCACTCTTGATTATTTACCAACTGCTTTCTCACCGCGCGATATGATGTTTGTGGATGCAATACAAAGCACAGCTACGCAAGTCGCTAGAATGATGAACGTACCTGCGTATTACATAAGCGCTGACATGAACAACTCTATGACGTACGCAAATGTCCAAGATGAGCGCCGTCAATTTGTCTCTCTTTCTCTCGCGCCGTATGTCCACGCAATTCAAGATCGTTTATCGATGGATGACATAACCGCGCGAGGGAACATTGTTAAATTTAATGTCGAAGATGCTTTCTTGGCTGTAAATGCTTTAGAGCGTTTAGCAGTCATTGAAAAAATGCTTGCACTCGGTTTGATTAGTATTGAGCAAGCAATGGAAATGGAAAACCTAAGCCCGAACGGAAACGATACAGATGAACCTAACGTTCTCTAACGATATTACCTGCAACACCGAGGAACGTACTATTACCGGCAAGATTGTGCCGTTTGGTAACGAAATTGGACACACTTCCGCAGGTAAAGTTGTCTTTGCTAAAGGCTCAATCGAGATTGCAAGCAACCCTAAGCCAAAACTATTGCTTGAGCATGATCCAAAGAAGCCAATTGGTCGCATGATTTCTTTTACCGAAGAAGAAGATGGAATTTACGCAACTTTCAAAGTATCCAATACAACACGCGGAAACGATGCACTCATTGAAGCATCTGAGCAACTTCGCAGCGGTTTATCCGTAGGCGTCGAAGTTGTAGATTCCAAGCGTGAAGGAAATATCTTGCGCGTATTGGCAAGCAAGATGTACGAAACAAGTCTTGTTCAAGCAGCAGCGTTTAAGAGCGCTGAAGTCTTGAGCGTTGCAGCTTCAGATGAAGCTGAAGAAAACCCAACAAACGAAAGCGAGGCAGTCGTGGAGAATACTCCAGACACCGCATCTGTTGAGCCTAAGGTCGAAGCCCCTGCGGTAGAGGCTGCTCGCCCAACAGTTGCAGCACCAATGTACACAAAGCCACGCATCCAAGTAACACCAGCTCTTTATGTCGAGAACACAGTTCGTGCTGCTCTCGGTTCTGAAGAAGCTCGTCAATGGATCGCGGCTGCATCTGATACAGATACCACAACAGACGTACCCGGACTCGTCCCAACACGTCAACTAACAGAAGTTATTAATCCAAAGTCAACTGGCGTACGCCCCACAATTGAAGCCATCAGCTCGGGGACATTGCCTGATGCTGGGATGAAATTTCAAATCCCACGCGTCAAGACTGCACCAACAGTCGCACAGACAAACGAAGGTGCATCATTCTCAGATACACAGGTTGAAATTGAATACCTTGATGTAGATGTCAAGAAGTTTGCAGGTATGCAGAAGTTCTCGGTAGAAGTACTTGATCGTACTTCACCAGCATTCTTCGCAGAACTAACAGCGCTTATGGCTGATGCTTATGCAAAAGCAACAAACGCTTATGCTTTCGACACAATTGCTTCAGTTGCAACTGTCGATGCAACAACAATTACCCTTCCTTGGGATGGTGCTGAGCTTGCAGGTTACGTTGCTCGCGGTGCTGCTGATATTTACAGCAACACTTTTGACTTCGCAACTGGCTTGATTGCATCACCTACACAATGGTCAAATCTCATCGGTTTGGTAGATTCACAGAATCGCCCAATCCTTACCGCAATCCAGCCACAAAATGCTGCTGGTTCAGTAGCAGTCAACGCAATCCGTGGAAACGTACTCGGACTTGATCTCTATGTAGATTACACACAGTCCGGCGATGGCGATGCAACACTTATGATTGTAAGCCGCGATGCGTTCACATGGTACGAAAGCCCACGTCTCCAGCTCCGTGCTGAAACTGTTGGCTCAGGCAAGATCGAGGTTGGACTCTATGGCTACGGCGCACTAGCGACCAAGAAGCCAAAGGGTGCATTCCGTTTCAACAAGGCGTAGTTCTAGCCTAGAAGTAGAGTTACCCCGGCGCACAGCCCTTGCGCCGGGGCTAACATAGAGAGGAAATTATGGCAGCCACTTATGTAACCGAAGCTGAATTGCGTTCAGCCCTTGGCATCGGTGCGCTGTATTCTTCCGCTGTTGTTGAAGAAGTTTGCCAAGCAGCAGAAAACATTGTCAAGGGCAAGTTATGGTTTAACTCTGAATCTGTTTATGCGCTGGAAGCAACAGGAACAACAGGTCGCATTTATCTTTATGAAAACGCAGATCGCTTTATTGTAGGCGACACAGTAACAGTTGAGAACGTAAGACAACATTTTAACGGCAATCAAACAATCACAAAGGCTAATGGCATTTGGATTGAATTTGTCAATGCTCAAATTACAACCCGCGCTTATCACAACATAGCGCCATGGGGTCGCGTGTACGGCACACAGGCTATTGATTATGCAACCCTTCCCGAAGTCAATCAAGCAACCCTTATGATTGCTGTTGACATATGGCAAGCCCGCCAAGCATCCAACGCTGGTGGCATTTCACCTGATTTCCAACCTTCTCCTTATCGCATGGGTAATACACTCATGGCACGCGTTAGAGGCTTGCTTGCGGATCACCTAGCACCGGGCGGTCAAGTAGGGTGAGCGCAATAACAACCCTGCGGGGAACAATCGCGACTGCGCTAGCTGATAATGCGAGCTGGCAGGTGTTTTCCTTCCCACCTGCTAGCCCGCTTGCTAATTCAATTATCGTGCAACCCGGCGATCCATACATTGAGCCTTCAAACGATCATTACAAAACAGTCAAGCCGAAAGTTAATTTCAAACTTGTTGTGCTTGCACCAATGTTTGATAATCAGGGCAATCTGACAAACATTGAAGATTTCTACCTTAACATTGTGAATAAGCTAGAAGCGTCATCGATTGCATATACAATTGGGACATTCAGCGCACCCGCAGTCTTGACTGGCACAGTAGGCGATCTATTGTCCGGTGAAGTATCAATCAGCGTTCTATCCGATTGGAGCTAAAAAATGGCTGATAATGACAAAGAGCGCGAGGCTTTCTTGGCTAAGATTGGTCAAGTAGCTCCAAGCGCACCAAAACCCGCAACCGCTAAGAAAGACGAGGAATAACCTAAATGGCTATTTTCTTAAATAACAAGGTTGGTCTAAAGATTAACGCTGTTGATCTTAGCGACCATGTAACTTCAGTAACGCTGAACTATGCAGCGGATGAACTAGAAGTAACCGCAATGGGCGACACCGCACACAAGTTCGTAAAGGGCTTGGAAGCCGGTACGCTCACAGTTTCATTCTTGAATGATGGAGCAGCAACTAGCGTTCTACAAACACTCAATAGCGCATTCGGCACAACTGTCGCGTGCAAGGCTATTCAGCAGAAGGGAACAGCTGTTGACGCAACAAACCCTGTTTATGAGTTTGATATTCTTGTCAACAACCTAACCCCAATTAACGGCGGTGTAGGCGACATGGCAACTCAAGACATTACCTTTACGCTTAACTCAAAGTTAACTGTAAACGCTTCAGGTACATTCTAAATTAGGAGAAATGGGCAATGGCAAAGTTAATAGTGACAAGGGCTGACGGGACAAAATCTACTCACCAGATTACTCCCGCTGTCGAATACGCTTTTGAGCAGCAGTTTCGCAAAGGTTTTCATAAAGCCTTTCGTGAAGATGAAAAGCAAGAGCATATTTATTGGCTTGCTTGGGAATGTCTACGCCGCGCAGATGCGCCAGACGTTAAGCCGTTTGGTGCTGCATTTCTGGACACGCTCGCTGCCGTAGATGTGGTGGCAGACGATTCCCCAAATGGCTAACGCGCGATTCTTTTACTTATCGGATAGCTCAACTGAGCATCCATACGGGAATCGCGCCTAGTGAATTTATTAACATGGATCAAGACTTGCTTAAGGCTTTTTACGAAGTCTTAAAGCAACAGGCTAGGGAAAGAGAACATGCCAGTAGAGGTAAAAGGGGTCGTAGAAGCTAGAAAGATTCTGCGCAAATTAGCACCCGATACCTTAAAAGGCTATAACGCTGAAATAGCAGCGCCATTAAAAGATATTACAAAAGTCGCTCGCAATATGACACCTGATAGCATTACCGGTCTTGCAAACTTTACTTATCCGGGTTATGAGCGAAAAGCAAGCATTGAAGGCAAAAGAGCATTTCCATCTTTTGTGCCTAACGTTGTCAGACGCGGGTTGACCTACTCATTAGCCAAAAGCCGTGCGAATCGCACAGGTTGGGTTTCATTAGTTTCGATGCTTAACAAGTCTGCGGCTGGTGCTATTATCGAAACGGCAGGGCGTAAAAATCCTTATGGAAGCACGCAGTCAAGATCCAATAACCCTAGAGCTGGTGGACAATTCATCAGCAAACTAAATGACGAAATTGGTACGTTAGAACAGACTGGACAAACGGCAAAAACACAGGGTCGTCTTATGGGTGCAGCTTTAGTAGAAAACAAAGGCAAAGCACAAACGGCTGTGCTAAAGGTTTTGGAACGGGTAACCAAATCGGCTAATGCTGAGATAGCGAGGATGAAGCGTGGCAATTAATTTTCCCATAGTCACGACCTTTGATGACAAGGCTGTAAGAAAAGCCGATGATGCCTTTACTAAATTAGGCAAAACCTTTATTGGTGTTTTCTCTGTTGCAAAAGTTGTCTCCTTCGGTAAGGCTTCAATTAAAGCATTTTCTGAAGCGCAAAAAGAAGCACAGTTACTTTCAACTCAGTTGCAAGCCGTTAATCTTGGATTTGCTTCACCATTTCTAAATGAGTTTATCGACAAATTAGCCTTAGCAACAGGCAAAACTGGTGGCGATCTTACCAACGCTTTCATTGCTTTATCACAAGCAACAGGTGATGCGACCACAGCTCAAAAACTTCTCACCACAGCCCTTGACGTTAGCTTAGGTACAGGAAAAGACCTTCAGACAGTCGCTAACGCGTTGCAAAGAGCCTACAAAGGCGAAACGACTGCATTGGCTAAACTTCGCATCGGATACACAACGGCTGAGCTTAAAGGCAAAAAGTTTGATGATGTTTTGGCTGATTTACAAAAACGTTTTAGCGGCGCAGCTTCAGATGCTGTCGACACGTTTGCAGGGAAGATGGCACGACTGAATGAAGCAGTAGACCAAGCTAAAGAAAAACTAGGCGAAGGTTTAGTCAAAGGTTTAGAAGATTCAAAAGTTAGCATTGAAGAATTACAGCAAAAGATTATTGACACAGGTGAAGCACTAGGCAACCTTGCTTCCGATGTTGTTAAGTTTGTAGATAAAACTATTGCTGCTTTTGATAGGTTAGCGAATAGCGCACCAGTCAAATTCTTATCAAAGTTAATAGAATTACTTGGCAGATACGTCTTAGAACCTGTTGTCATGGGTGGTGGGTTTGGCGGATCGTTTAGTGCCGGAGATGCTAAGCGTGCTGGTGATGCACGCAGATTATCGGAAAAACAAAACGCGGCTAATTTAAGAGCGCAGAACGCTTTAGCAAAAGCCGAAGCAAAAGCAGCGGCATCTAAATTGGCTGCGACAAAGAAACAAGCAGAAGCAGAAAAGAAAAAGAATCGCGAAAACGCAATCATTAACGATTTGCAGAAACGTTTTGATATGGAGCGAATCCAAATTCAAGCAGCTTTAGGCGGTCAGATTAACGAAGTAGAACGCTTGCGCCTAGAACTCATGCAAGCAATTCTTGATGAAGATGTTAAGCGTGCAATCATTCTTGAAGGTCAGTTAATTAAGGCTGAAGCCGCTGCTGCTGAATTGGCTAACCTGCTCGATTCGCTAGACACAATGGTTGGTGATCCGTTTGCTGATTGGCCGGGCACGATTACCCGAATCCAAGCATTGTTAAAGACTCTTAATATAAAGATTCCTATTGAAACTCTGTTTGCTGAAAAAGGTCTGAAACTAGACCAAGATAAAATGACAGTAACAAAGTTAGACCGCATGGATGTAGACGCAAACAATGTCTACATAAACGGCGCGCTTATGGGTCAGAATCAGCCATTATCAAGCAGCAGCACGCTGCCAGCGGATGTATGGGCTGCGTATGCAAAAGGCGATCCCGCGACTATTGTGGCGGTTAATGAGCACGCGGACGCTATCCTTGCTTTAGCCGATGCTGAGTTAATGCTCGCAGATTCCTTGCTTGCTGAATCAGGTGGCAACATCACAGAAATTATCGTCAACGTTGAAGGCTCAGTCATAAGCGAAGGCGATCTAGCCGAAACGATCACAAACATTCAATATGAAATGCAACGGCGTGGACAAAACGTTCTAATAGATAGCGTTGCGATTTAATGGCTGCACCACAAGTCCGTGTCTTTGTTGACTTCGATAGCGACACCGCTTTTGAAACTAACCCGCTTATTTTGGGTTCAGCAACTAAAGGCATACTAGGCACAAACCGCTTAGGCTCAGGCACGCTGCCTGTTGAGATAACTGACTTGGTAACCCGTGTAGGCATACGCCGTGGGCGCAACCGAATCACGTCTAAGTTTGAAGCTGGCACGGCGGATGTGGTCTTGTACGATCAAAACGGCGACTGGAATCCGATGAACACGGCTGGCGCTTATTACCCGAATTTAGTGCCGCTTCGCCAGATTATTATTTACGCTACTTACTTAGGCGTTGACTATTACCTTTACTCAGGATTTATTCAGAAATATGACACAGGATTTAGACAAGGCAACGAAGATTTGTCTACTGTAACGCTTCGCTGCGTGGATGGGTTCAAGCTACTTGCTGGCTCAGCCATAAGCACAGTCACAGGCGCATTTGCGGGACAACTCTCAGGCGCTCGTGTCAATGCCATCTTAGATGCCATAGATTGGCCGCTAAGCCTACGAAATGTGGACACGGGTGACTCAACCCTACAAGCAGATCCCGGAACGCCTAGAAACGCCCTAGAAGCCCTGCAAACAGTAGAAAACAGCGAGTTTGGCGGCATATTCCTAGACGCTGAAGGCAGGGTTGATTTTGTAAGCCGTAACAACCTAATCACCATTCCTGCAACTGCCGCTTATACATTTAGCGATACAGGCTCAAACATTTCGTACACCAATGCCGTTGTTGCCTTTGATGACACAAACTTGATTAATGACGTGACTATCACCCGTGAGGGCGGTACGGCACAGAACGCTTTTGATCAGACGTCTATTGACACCTACTTTTTGCATTCAGGCAAGCGTGAAGGCATCCTTGTTCAAACAGACGCGGAAGCGCTTAATCAGGCCAAAGGCATCCTAGCCACACGCAAAGATCCTGAGATTCGTATCGACAGCATCCAACTCAACCTTTACGATGATGTTAACCCTAACAAGCCGCTTGCAGGGGTAGACATAGAATTGCTAGACGGCGTGCTAGTTACAAAGACAATGCCGGGATCTACCAGCATCACACAGCCTAGCCTTGTCAACGGCATACATCACGACATTACTAAATCAAGTTGGAACACAACCCTATTCACATCCGAGCCTTTACTTGCTGGATTCGTGTTAGATAGCACGATTAGCGGTATAATAGGCGAGGACGTGCTGAGCTACTAAGGAGCAATAATGGCAGGTGCAGGATACAAGCTGTTTAACACGGGTGACGTGCTTACAGCAGCTCAGGTCAACACATATTTACAAGAGCAAGTGGTTATGCGTTTTGCGACTACGACCGCGCGTGACACCGCTCTTTCAAGCGTTTTGGCTGAAGGAATGATTTGCTACATAGACGCAGATAATAATCTATACAAATATACAGGAAGCGCATGGGTCAACGTAGATAGTGGTTCTGCTTCTCCTTTGACGACAAAAGGTGACCTTTATACATATTCGACTTCGGACACAAGGCTAGCAGTTGGTACAAATGGTCATGTTTTAACAGCTGACTCAACAACTGCAACCGGCTTGAAATGGGCTGCTGCCGCTGGTGGGGGTAAGGTTTTACAAGTAGTTTCCGCATCAACAGCAACGACAGCATCATCTTCTTCATCAACGCGAGCAGACACAAATTTGACTTGTTCAATCACCCCAACTTTGTCAACCAGTAAAGTTTTAGTTTTAGTTGCTCAAACCGGACTTTCAAAAGATGCTGCCAATAGTGGAGCTTGCTTAAATTTATGGCTAATGCGCGGCGCAACAGATTTGGTAAAATTTCAAAACGAAGCAGCACATACAAATACAACAGTAAGAAATGACGTTGGTGGATCTTCATGTCACTATTTAGATTCTCCAGCCACGACTTCTGCAACTACTTACAAAACTCAATTTAACAGCCCGAACAACGTTGGAACTGTTTATGTTCAAAATGGCGGAAGTTCAACGATCGTCTTGATGGAAATAGGTGCATAATGCAGACTGAAGAAATTGTGAATGGTTTGAAACAACTTGGTTTTAATTCGGGATGGGTTGTAAATGGTAATGAAATTACATTGTGGGAAAATGAAAGCCCACAACCGACTATGCAAGAAATTTCTGCTGCATCAAAATTATGGGAAGAAAGCCAAATGAAAGCCAAAAAAGCTGCTGAAGCGAAACTTGAAGCATTGGGATTGACAGTTGAAGATTTAAGGATTTTAGGTCTTGGCTAAGTTGTGTAAAGCGGGGCAACAACTCAGAGAACAAATTGACGATGCGTTCCCCGATAGAGATCGAACTAGTGATGGCTGGATCGGTGATTCAAAGCATGCAGCGCGTAAGTCCGATCACAATCCTACTGCTGAAGGCATTGTTCGTGCCATCGACATTGACGCTGATCTCAGATCCCACAAAACCGAATCGTTTTACCTTGCTGATCAGCTTCGATTACTTGCCCGATTTGATAAGCGAATTTCTTACATAATTTATGATGGCAAGATTGCCAGTTGGCGCAGAAACTATAAATGGCGTAAATACAACGGGCATCCACACAGGACACACATACACATTAGTTTTACTGCGAAGGGCGATGAAGATCGCAGTATGTTCAGAATACCGCTACTTACGGGAGAGCCAATAAATGGAACAAGCAAAAGCAGTCGCCGCAAGTTGGGCAAGATCCTTTCTAGCAGCAGGAATAGCAACATACCTAGCGGTAGGTTGGGATGCACCTGCAATTGTCAATGCCGCTCTAGTCGCGAGTCTGCCGGTTATTCTCCGCTGGCTCAATCCTAACGACACAGCTTTCGGAAGGCGATGACTCCTGCTGAATGGGCTGCATTTGTGGCAGCCATCCTTTCTTGCTGTGCACTTATTGTCGGTGGACTTCGTTACATTATTCGTCATGAAGTACCCGGCATTTTGGAAGCTTCAAATATCGTGTCGCGCATCGATAAGTTAGAGCGCATGGTTCTAGAATTGCTTACTAATGAGCGCAAGAAAACCCACAAAAAGCGAACTCGCCGCTAAGCGTAAGCGCAAAGAAAGCGCTGCGCGTAGAGCTGGTTTTGAACCATTAAAGCCTATTGATATTTGGGCTGCTCAAATTGTGGAATGTTATGAAGCGCTTGTGCGGGCAGGTTATGGAGAAGATAGAGCGCGCTGGTATATAGAAGAGCAGATGCGCCTACCTGACTGGATAATCCCGAATCCAGACTTAGATCCATACGAGGATGACGAGGACGAAGATTAAGCGAATCGTAGTCATTTCCGATTTACAAGTTCCCTTTGAAGATAAGAAAGCCGTAAAGAATGTCGCACAGTTCATCCGAAAATACAAGCCTGACAGCGTTTTATGCGTGGGCGATGAAATCGACTTCCAAACAATTAGCCGCTGGTCATCCGGTAGGGATGAGTGGTCGGGAAGTATTGGTCGAGATCGTGACAGAACTGTTGAAGTCTTATCCGAATTGCAAGTTCAACATCTCTCAAGATCCAATCACAGCGCCCGACTCTACAATTCACTAAGTAAGCGCCTACCCGGTCTTATCGGGTTGCCCGAACTGACCATTGAGCGCTTTCTGCGCCTAGATGAATTAGGCATTACCTACCATCACAAGCCTTACCAATTTCACGAAGATTGGGTCATGGTTCACGGGGACGAGCAGAGCACTAAGCCACAAGGGGGTTTAACAGCCTTGGAAGCCGCTAAGAGGCATGGAAAGAGCGTGGTGTGTGGTCATACCCATAGGCAGGGCATTTCGAGCTTTACAACGGCATCTGGGGGCGTTTTAACGGGTATCTTGACAGGCTTTGAAGTCGGTCATTTGATGGATGAAACGAAGGCTTACTACACTAAAGGCACAATGAACTGGCAAAAGGGTTTTGGAATTATTTACATAGATCGCAAGCGTGTTCAGCCTGTTGCTATTCCTGTTGAGCGTGACGGCAGCTTCATAGTGGAAGGCAAGCGTTTTGGTTGACGATATTTATCCCATTAGGCGCTCAATTGATGACCACGTTGACGCAATTGACTTGGGCGTGTCGTTGACAAAATAGGCATTTACCCTTCAAAATAGGATTTGAAATCCTATTTGAAAGGGGATTTGAAATGGGCATAATCCGATTTGATCGGAAGTCCGGTGCTTACACGGACGGAAAACATTATGTAAGAGCGTCTTTCATTCGGAAATACGCTAAGGACAAACTCGGCATTAGCCAACAGCGCGGCAGACTAAGCCGTGAAGTTTTGGCTGCTTACTTTCTTGATGTGCATGGGGTGAGCGCAGATGTCGAATAATTTTACAGCTGAACAAATAGCCTTGATTTGTCTTGGTTTGTTTGTTGTGTTTTGGATTATGTATGCAGGAATAATATCAATCTACCAAAGGGGCTATCAGAATGGATGGGCAAAAGGATACACACGCGGCAAAGTCGTACAAAGCGAAAGACTTGTTGACTAGTGCAGCCGACATCATTGATGAACGTGGATTTGAATACGGACATCCCGCAATCAATATCAAGCGAATCTCTGAGTTATGGGGTAGCTATTTCGGACGACCAATTGATCCGTTGGACGTGTGTATCTGCATGGCGTTGGTCAAAATCTCAAGGCTCGCTGAAACTCCAAACCGGGACAGTTTTATTGACTTGGTTTCCTATGCTGCGCTCGCAGGTGAGATGGCGCTCGGTACGGACTGGGCTGATTATGGCAAAGATTTCGCCTAGTCGCAGGGGAACTTGGTGTTGTTACTGCAAAATGAGATGGGGCACAAGTGATGTGCGTGGTCAGACGCAAGCGGTTTGGACGATTACGTCATTTGTCCACAACAAAGTCATTGACAGGCATTACTGCTTTACTTGCGCTAAAGAAGCCCAAACGTGGCACGATGGCACGACTTGGAGCTTTAAGGAACAACTCGACTATAAAGAAGGAAAGCAGGAACTAAATGTTCAATTTGAATGATTATGAAGATGTAGATACGCGCATCCACAAATTCTATGAAACTTATTCGGACGGCGCGATCACAACGGAGTTAATATCTAATGATGAAGAAAAGGGCATTGTTGTTTTCAAGGCGGTTGCTTATCGTACCTATGTCGATTCTCAGCCTTCCGCTGTTGGTTTTGCGCGTGGTTCTCGCAAAGATCGCGGTGTTGATCGCGATTTTTGGTTTGAGAACTGCGAAACATCTGCAATTGGAAGATGCTTGGCAAATCTCGGACTATCTGCTAAAGGAAAGCGAGCAAGCAGCTTGGAAATGGCTAAGGTTGCGGACGCTGAAGCAAGTGCAAAACCGATACGCGTACGCACTCAAGAGCAGAAGGAGTTTCTAAGTGCTAGAAACAAGGAAAGTGAAATCATCTGGGATACAACAATTGAGCCACCGGCTGACGTTGCACCCGCATTTGAGGATGCAGTTGATCTTATTCAGCAGACATTTAATACCGAGCCTGTTCCAACTTGTAAGCATGGTGCTCGCGTCTTGCGTGAGGGTACTGGCAAAAACGGCGCTTATCGTGGCTGGGTGTGTTCTCTTCCTATGAAGCGCAAAGCTGAGCAATGCAAGTCATTATGGATGGTCATTGATCCTAGCGGTAAATGGCATTTCAGACCTGAGGATGAAGAGCTGGTGGCAGGATGAGAATTGGTCAATGCCTAGGCTGCAAGCTCATGTCAGTCATGTCAGGTGATTTGTGCGTACGTTGTGAGCGCAATTATGAGAACAGAATAATGCTCAAGCAAGACCGATGCGAAGTCTGTGATAAGGCTGTCCCGATTCGGACTGTGCTTACAGAGCTAAACGAAGTGATAGATATATGCCGATTATGTTGGGAAGATATGTTAGAAGGTGATCAAAATGTTAGTAATGGATAAACAATTAGACGTGTGCGACAATTGTAACGAGCCTATAACTGCGGGGGCAGTTAAGCCGTGCGAATGTCGCACCTGTCATGTGAGGTCAAACTAATGAGCAAATCACGAAAGGTAAGAGGTCGTGAGAGCGAGCGTATATTAGCACAATATCTGCGTGATCATGGTTGGGCACATGCGCATCAGGTTGGGTCAGGGGCTAGTGGCAGCGATATTCAAGGCATAGAAGGCTTGGATATTGAAGTCAAAAGCCGGTCAAAGTTTGATCCAGCTGCAACGATGCGACAACTCAAACAACGCAAGACCAATGGGATGGGCGTAGCCGTCATGCGCCTAAATGGTCAAGGAGAAGCCGCTATCGATGATTGGGTAGCGGTTCTCCGCGTTGAGGATTTAGTGTATTTACTGAAAGCCAATGGCTACTGAGCCACAATTAATCCATAGGTGTTTAGGCTGTGGATTATGGATCTATGGGAAACGAGATAAATGTGAATCGTGTACAAATGTCGACAATTGAGAACAAAACCGCAGGTCAGAGGCTTGCCCTTGACAAGCGTGGTATGCTCAATCGCCTTGCGCGCCTGAGAGGCAGCGCACTTCAGCGATTAGCATTAGGGCGGGCTATTGTCATTTTGGCTTTAGCAATGACAGTAAGCGTTGCCGGTATAACAAAATCAAATGCTAATCAAAAGCCATTTGACGTTATGAATATAAAGCTATATGCATACAACAAACTCAATTGGGATCAGTTTCAATGCTATAACTGGCTTATACATTATGAGAGTAGATGGAATTACAAAGCTAAGAATGGTAGCCATTATGGTTTAGGTCAGATGCGATCTAAGTGGTATGGAACACTTAACCCATTAAGACAAGTAGATGTGCATTTAGAATACATAAAGCACAGATATGATGGAAAGCCATGTTTAGCGCTAAGGCATTGGGAGAATAAAGGATGGCATTGATAGTTTTAGCATTAGTGATTGTTTTTGTGTTATATAAGGCAGCGGAGCACATGGACGATGAGTCTTAAGCCTTACAGAGCTACTGCTCATTGGAAGAAGATAAGGTTACAGGTACTCAAACGTGATGCTTATACTTGTGCTTACTGTGGTGACGTGGCTAATGAGGTTGATCATCGCATTGCAAAGGTCAAGGGCGGCGAAGATTCGTTTGATAATCTTGTTGCTGCGTGTAGACGATGCAATATTCAGAAGAAAGATAAGGATGAAGCCGTTTTTTTAGCACAGCGGTCTAC